CGCTGAAGAGCTTGTAGGCCTCCGCGCTCATGGTGCCCGACGTGACCGTGGAGCCAGGGAACACGCTGCGCATCTGCAGGGCCATCTGGTTGGCCTCGCGCATGGACTCGAACATGCCGAAATACTGGCGCTCGCCGGCCTGGTCCACCACGTCCACGGTGTAGCGCCCGAAGCGCGACAGCGGCGCGTAGCCCTCGGCCATCAGGGCCGTGGCCTTCTCGTAGCGGTCGACCACCGCGTTGTTCATGGCGGTCAGGCGTTCGGATTGCTCAGGGTTTGCCCGGGCGTCCTGCATTAGCGTGTCGGTAATCAGGTCGCGCGCGTCGGCCAGCGTGGGCACCTCCAGCACGGCGTCGCGCATGGCGGCGTAGTCCTGGCCGATCAAGCGCAGCATGTCCGTGCGGCTGGTCATGTCCAGCGAGCGGTCGATGCCGGCGCGGGCCTCGCGGTACAGGCTGATCTGGCCGGGCGTGGCCTTGAAGATTTCCGACAGCTCTTTATCGCTCCAAACCACGCCTGGCTTCAACATCTTGCTATTGAATTGCGCGTTAATGATGCTGTCGAATTGGGCCACCGGCAGGCCCTGCCACATGCGCAGCACCTGGGGGTCCAGGCGGCCGGCCTTGAGCAGCAACTGCGCCTTGTCGGCCGTCGGCAGGTTCTGGTACTTGCCCTGCAGGTCATCCACCAGCACCGCAGAGCCGTCCACGTCGCGGGCCCACATCAGCGTGCCCTCGAAGAGCGGCCGGGCAATCGCCTTGTTGTCCTCGGCGCTGATGGGCTTCTTGGTCAGGTCGCGCCAGGATTCCACGCGCGGCAGCAGGCGCGGCGCGAAGTCGGCCGCGTCGTTGGCCAGCATGGCCACGTCGTCAATGAAGCGCTGCGCGGCGTCGAACACCGGGCGGAAGAGCGGCTGGCGCTCGGCCAGGTTGCGCATGGTGCCCACGGTCTTGTCCCAAACGCTGACCTTGCCGGCGTGCGTCAGGGTCTGCTGCAGTTCGTTCAGGCCGGTGGCCTTGAGCGTGCGCAGGTCCGGCAACTCGAAGTTGTCGGTGGCATCCTGCTCGCGGGCGAAAGAAATGTCCGCGTCCGGGTTGCCCTGGCCGGTCAGCTCCGCGTTTTCCCGCATGAGGCTGGCGCCAGCGCGCATCACTTCGTCCAGCACGCTCTTGCCCGGGGTGGGGTCATCGTTCGTCAGCCCCAGGATGTCGCGCACGATGCGCACAAAGGCATCCCAGGCGTTGCGCAGGCTGCTGCCGCGTGGGGCGTTGATGCCCTTCAGCGCGGCCTGGAACTCGGGGTTCGTGAAGGCCTCGGCCACGAACTCGCGCACGTTCTTCATGCCGTACTGGTTGACAGCGGCATCCTGGCCCATGACGTGCTGGTACAGGTTCTGCATCTGGATGGATGCCAGGCCCTTGCGGTGCAGCGCCTGCACCGTGGCGGCGTGCACAGCCTCATGCAGGAATGTCTGCTCGGCCTGCGAGCGGGCATATTCTGTGAAGGTGATGGTGTCGGTGTTGCGGTTGTAGTTGGCCACCACCTTGAAGCCGTCGCCACCACCCAGCGCGCCGAATTCCACCTTGGGGTTGATGCCCGACTTGATGAGGGCTTCTGCCAGGCGCTTGTTCTGCAGCGTGCGGCTGGTGCCCGCGATCATCTTGAGCACGTCCTGCGTGCTCGCACCAGCCCGGGTCAGGCCCATGACGGCGCGATCGGTCGGGGTGCCGATGCCGCTGGCGCTGGTCTTGGCTGCGAAGTCCTCGCCGGTGCCCGCTTCTGGCGCTGCAGCAGCGGCCGGCTTCTTTGCCTTGGCCAGGCGGCCCAGGATTTCCTGGTGCTTTTTGCGGGCTTCGGCTAGTTTCCCGGCGTCGGCCCATTCCGTGGCCGCCGCCGTCGATTCCAGCTCCTTGGCGGTGCGCTGGGCGCGCTCCAGCTCTTCTTGGTCGTAGCGCAGTTGGCGTGGGGCGCTGTCCAGCATGCCCTCCACCTTCTGGATGACGCGCTCGCCGGCCATGTAGACGGCAGCGGCCTCCACTTCTTGGCCCCGCTTCTTCTGGCCCACGGTGACTTCGCCGGTCAGCGACACATCGCCATTCGTGGCGGTGATGTCCAGCAGCACGTTACCCATGCGGTCTTCGGCGGGCTCCACCGTGATGGCGAAGCCCCCGATGGTGCCCACCGGCTTGGCGGTTTCTTCGACCACAGCATCGGTGATGGCCTGGCGGATGGCCGTAGCGATCTTGGAGCGCTCAATCAGGCGCTTCCCGTCAACCTCCCACGCGATGGGGTACCGGTCCCCGGTCAACGCTTTGAAGGTGTCGGTCAGATCCTTGCGGTTGGTGAACACCTCGCCGTTGAGCACGATGCGGATGGGCAGGGCCTTGCCGACCTTGCCGTCTTCGCCGCTGGGCTCGTGGGCGGCCTCCAGCGATTCGCGCAGGTAGGTCTGCGCCTCGGTCGGGTCGGTGTATTCCTTCCCGTCAATGCTGGCCTTCCAGCCATCGAAGCGGCCGGCCAGGCTGTCCTTGTAGGCCTGCGCTGCGTCGGCGGCGCCGCGGCCCTGCTCGATGCGCGCGGGCAGTTCGCTCAGGTCGCGTGCGTTGCGCTTGCGGCGGTTCTGCAGGTCGGACTGCTGCGCGTCGAAGGAGCGCTTGCGGTTTTCCAGGCGCTTGACTTCGCTCTTGAGCTGGATTTCCGTGAGCAGATCCGGGTTGCCCGTGGCTGCGGCCTGCATCTCGCTGGCCGACATTTCCATTTCCTCAAAACCGTTGTCGACCTCGCGGGCGATCTGGCGCGAGCGCAGCTGATTAATCATCTTCAGCTTCGTCTCTTGCACCTGCCACATGCGCATGTCCAGGGTGTCCTGGGTCACGTAGGCCAGCACTTCCACCTCGAAGCCGGGGATTTCGTTCAGCAGCTTGTTGCCCTGGCGGATCACCCGGCCCTCGCGCTGCTCGATATCAGACGGGCGCCATGGCACGTCCAGGTGGTGCTCGGCCACCACGCGCTCCTGCACGTTGGTGCCCGCGCCCATTTTCTGGGTGGACCCGACAACAAAGCGGATATCGCCAGCATTCACTTTGCGGAAGAGCGTGGCCTTCTGCTCGTCGGTGTTGTAGTCGTGGATGAACGCGATTTCGCGCTCTGGCACGCCGCGCTCGATCAGCGCGGCCTTCAAATCGTCGTACACGCTGAAGCCGCGCATGGCGGCCCGCACGGCGTCCAGCCAGTCCCGGCCCTTGCTATCCATTTCGGCCTGGGCCAATTCGGCATCGTCCACGCGGTCCTGCGCCGCCTCATTGCCCAGCGATGCCATGGACACCGTGTCTTCGTCCACAGCGTCCACGCGGGCCTTCAATGCCTCGTATTCCTTCAGCTCGGCGCGGGCCTGCTTCAGGGGCGTGCCCAGGTCGGAGAAGAAGAGCTGGGTGCCCTTCACCGCGTCGTACTGGCGGTACCGCGCCATTGCCTCATCGGCGGCCCGGTCGATGCGCCCACCTGGCTCGCGCTCGGTGGCGTCCAGGTCTACCAGGCGGATGTCCATGGCGGCCTTGCGGCCGTCGGACATGATGACCAGCACGTTGTCCTCGCCCTTCTTCGGCGGGCCCTTGCGCTCTTCCACGGCCTTGGCGCGCTCGGCCAGCACCTCCATGTAGGCTTCCTGCGCCGGCGACTTCTTGAGGGAGATAGGCTGGCGGCGCCCGGTCTTGAGCGGTGGAATGGGGAATTCCTTGCCGCCGTTCTCTTCGCTGTAGGCGCGCTTGATGTCGGCCATGGTCACGGTGTCCGACACCTGGTCGAACATATGCAGCAGCTCCGGGGTGTTCACGAAGTTGCTCATGCGGTTGGAGGCCTTGAAGCCGTCGCCGCTTGGCTTTTGCATCCACACCTGCTCCACGCTGGCGAAGGTGTTGGCCCAGGCGTCGAAGGACTGGAATCCCAGCTCTTCCATCTGCGCAGGCATCAGGTACCGCATCATGTGGTACATCTCGGCCAGCGAGTTGCTGACCGGCGTGCCCGTGGCGAACACCACGCCCTGGCCCCGGCCGTTCTTGGCGTAGAGCTGGTTGGCCTTCACGAACAGGTCATAGGCGCGCTGGCTGCCCGACGAGTCGCCCAGGCCCTGCACGTTCTGCAGCTTGGTGCTGAACATCAGGTTCTTGAACAGGTGGGCTTCGTCCACTGCCAGCTGGTCCACACCCAGCTGCTCGAAGTCCAGCAGGGCATCCATGGGCTTGTCGCGCAGGCCCTTGATCCGGTTCTCCAGTCGCTCCTTTAGGCCCTCGAGCTGCTTCACCGTGCGCTTCTTGCTCGATGCGTCGCCGTCGGCTTCGTCCACTGCCTTGATGGCGTCCACGATCAGCGCGATCTGCTTTTCATTGAACTGCGCTTCAAACTCTGGTGCGGGCTTGATGAAGCCGAAAGAGCTGTGCGCCATCACCACAGCATCCCAGTCGCCGGTGGCGATCTTGCCCAGGAAGCGGCGGCGGTTGCTCTTCTCGAAGTCCTTTTTGGTGGCGGTCAGGATGTTGGCGCCGGGGTACAGGCGGTACCAATCGGCCGCCCACTGCTTCACCAGGTGGTTGGGCACGATGACCATGGGCTTGTTGGCCAGGCCCGTGCGCTTCAGCTCCATCATGCCGGCGATCACCGTGAACGTCTTGCCGGCGCCCACCTCGTGGTCGAGCAGCGCCGTGCGGTCCTGCACGATGCGGCTGATTGCATCGCGCTGGTGGCGGCGGAAGCGGATCACGTCGTCGGGCACCTTGCCGGGGAACTCCATGAAGGCGCCATCGTAGTTGCGCACCACGTAGTTGTTGTTGGTGTCGTTGTACGAGCGCACCAGCAGCTCGGAGCGATCGGCATCAGTGAAAAGCCAGTCCCCGAACTTTTTGCGGATGTCCTGGGCCTTGATGTTGGCTGCCTCGGTGGCTTCGGGCAGCAGCACGGTCTTGCCGTCGGCGCCCTTGGTGGTGACCTTGATCGTGCGGTTATTCAGCAGGGCCGCCAGAAGCTCGGTACCGGCGTAGTCGGTCGTGCCCCAGGTGTTGCCGTTCGCCACCTGGTTGCCGGCCTTCACATACACGCTGTACGAGCTGTTGGCCTTGGTGTAGCGAACGGTGGCGGTCGTGCCGTCGCCGAAAAGCTCCTTGGCGAAGTCCTCGTAGACGCTCTCTGGCACCCATGGCGATCCCACGCGGGCCACGATTTCGTGCGCACCCACATCGGCGGGCTGCACGGCCTCCAGGGCCTTCACGTTGGTGAACATGCCGGCCTGCTTGGCCGTTTCCAGCTTGGCGCGCACGTTGCCCGACAGGTAGGCGTCGCGCAGCACGTATTCGCCCGTGCCAGGGTCTTTGAAGAGCAGGGGCTTTTCGCCCGTGGTCAGGTCGTGCAGCGTTTCCTCCGGGTCTTTGCCCAGCAGCTGCCCGATGTAGTCGGTGTCCAGCCGGCCGCGCTCGGCCATGGAGACTGCCAGCGCGTCGGCAGGGCTCTGCACCTTGGTGACGGCCTTGCGCTCGGCCACCACACGGCGGCTGAAGATGGGGGCCTTTGTGGCGGTGGATTTCACCGGCTTGATGCCTGCCGACTTCGCTGCGGCCGGGCCGATGGCCGGGACATAGCCGTGCTCCAGGCTGGCAAGCAGCGGGTAATCAGGATCGTCATCGAACACACGCGCGTTGGCTGGGTCGTTTACCAGGCCATGCGTCGCGGTGAAGGCGTCGTACTGCTGATTCAGCTCGGCGCGCAGACGGCCCATGCCGGCGTCGTCGTTGGCCATCTCGGCGGCGATCAGGCCGCGCAGGGCGGTGCGCATGCGCGACAGGCCTTGAATTCGGGCAAACCCGGCATCGCCCAACTTCGTTTTCTCGGTCCACTGGGTTTCCGGCGTGAGGACGGTACCGCGCGCCTCGCCGCCCAGGTCGGGCTCGCGGCGCACCAGCTTGCCGTCTTCCTCGAAGAACCCACCTTCGCTCACTGGTGGGTTGCGCAGCGCCACGATGGCGGCGTTCACCTGGTCAGTGGTGCCCTGCACGGCCGCGCTCTGGTAGATGCCCTGTGGCAGGCGGCCCACGGCCTCCTTCAGCATGGCGCCCGTGTCCTGGCCTTCGCGCGCCACCAGGGCGGTGCTGCCCTTGCGGTACATGGTACCGAACGCACCAAAGTCGCCCAGCATCATCTCGGGGTGGTCGATGAAATACTGATTGAGGGCCACGTCCTGGCCGTTCTTGTCGGTGTAGGCGCCGATGCCCTGCCACTGGCGGGCCTCGGCGCGCGCTGCACGGCCGCCCCACTCGGATTCGGGGCGCTTCTGCAGGAAAATCAGGTCGGTGGTGACCTCGGTACCGGCGTTCTTGCTGAATGCGTTGTTGGGCAGGCGGATGGCGCCCAGCAGCTTCGTGCGGTCGCTGATGTAGCGGCGCGCGGCGTCGCCCTTCGAGTCCAGGAAGGAATTCGTGACCACCTGGGCCAGCACGCCGCCCTCGCGCAGCATGTCCACCTCCTTGGCAAAGAAGTAGTTGTGCAGGCTCAGGCCGTTCAGGTGCTTGCGGCCTGACTGGTCGGTCTGCGTGTCGCTGGCGAACGGTGGGTTGCCCACGGCCGCATCGTAGTAGTCGTCCGTGCCCTGGAAGCGGGTGAAGTCCTCTTGCACCACGTTCTGCTGCGGGTAGAGCTGCTTGGCGATACCAGCCGCGATCGGCTCGCGCTCAACGGCCGTCACGCGGCCTGCCGTGCGCATGGTGTCAGGCATCAGGCCGATGAAGTTGCCCACGCCGGCCCCGCCCTCGAGCACCTTGCCGCCAGTGAAGCCAAAGCGCTCCAGCGCGGCATAGATGCCGTCCTGGATGACTTCCCGACTGGTGTAGTGGGCGTAGCGCGTGCTGCGCGCAGCGGCCGCATAGTCGTCGGCCGGCAGCAGCGCCTTCAGTTCTGCCTGCTCGCGGCTCCATGCGGAATTGCCGCCCTCGAAGGCATTGGCCAGGCCGCCCCAGCCCACGTAGCGGGCCAGCACCTGCTGCTCTGCCGGCGTGGCCATGCGCCCCGCCGATTCCAGATCCTGCAGCAGCCGAATGGCGTCCACGTTGGCCTGGTACTTGGTCTTCTCGCCGCCCTCGCCCAGTGCGAAGTCATCGGTGATGGTGAAGTCTGTGGGCTGGAACTGCGGCGCCTTCTGCATGGGCGCGTTGGGGGCTGGATTGTCGCCAGGGCCCTCGCCTACGCCGTCAGCTGCTTCTCGCCGGGCATCGGCAGGTTCGCCAGCGCGCGCTGCACGTCCTCGTACAGTGCGGCCCCGTCGTCCTGCTCCATCGGCTCCACCGCCTGCGGCTCGGGTGGCAGCAGCAGGTACTGCTCCCGCACCTGCTCCCACGCCTCCGTCGGGCTCACTCCCGCGTCCCGAAGCGACTGCATCGCCGTCGCTGTTGCTGTTGCTGCCTGGTCCAGGTGCTGCTGCAACTGTCCCGCCTTGCGCAGGCGCGCCACCATCTGCGGGTTGTTCTCCCGCCAGGACTGGTACGCCATCGCCTTCCACAGGGCGTGCTGCTGGTTCATCGTCTTGCTCCTGTTCGGCCTCATGGGCCTCAATTTCTGCCTTCGTCTCCACGTCGATCACGGCGCGCTTGGTGTCGGCGCCCTTCTTGCCACCGGCCATGCCGATGTATGCGCCCTGCAGGTGGTCCAGGGTCAGTGCTTCAGCCGCCTCGTCACCCAAGTTCGCGCGAATCTGGTCCAGTGCAAACTTCGCTGAGTCCTTGAATTTGTGATATCCCAGGCGGAATGCAGCGTCAAGCAGGCGCGTCAGCACGGGCAGCAGCTTTTGCTCCTGCTCGGGCACGATGTTCATGCGCGCGCCCTTGCCCAGGATGTCGCCCAGGTCGGCCAGGGCGGCCATCACGTCGGCCTGAGCCTTCAGGCGCGCGGCGCTGGGCTTCTTGGCCTTGGTGGTGGGCTTTGGCGGTTCTGGGGCTGGCGCTGGGGCGGCGGCCTGGCGCAGTTCGGAAATCTTGAATTGCAGATCTTGGAAGCCATCCACCATCAGGTGGCCTGGGCGCACCTTGTCGCCAGCTCCCTGCTTCGTTTGGAAGGCCCGGCCTCCCATCGTGCCAGGCATCACATCGCCAGGGCCTGCGCCGCGCACGAACTCCACGGCATCGGCACGAGCCTTCACCGGGTCCAAGCGTGGGTTTGGGGCCTGGGCCTGCAAGGCGCGGGCCTTGGCTTCCATCTCGCGCACGGCAACGGCAGTGCCTGGGCCGACGGATGGCATGGCCTCTGCACGGAACCCGGCCAGATCCTTGAGCGCATCTTCCAGCTTCGCGCTGGTGCTGCTGTTGACGGTCGGGCCATTCTCGTAATGGCGAACATCGTAGACAGCCCCGGCTGGCGTGGACTTCATCGACAGCTCGAATTCGTGCGCACCGTTGGTCAGCCACCAGTCACGGTCTGATTTCTTTTCGCCCTGCTCCATGCCCGCTTCGCGCGCGGCTTTGGCGAATGCGGCGACTGCGGCCTCTTCGGCAGGGTCGGTTGCTGCTTCCATGCCATTGGTCAGGCGGCGGCGCTGGGCGGCGTTGAAGCTTGCCCAGTCCTGGCCCTTCAGCGTGGTTGTCGCGGGGCTGCCCTTCTTCCAGCCGGCGCCCAGCAGGATCTGCTCGCGCTGCTCGGGGGTGGCGTTGGTCCAGCGGTCCGCGGGTTCCACCGAAGTAGCGACGGGGCCCGAATTTGTGGCTTCGCTCTGGGCTGCAATGTCTTTCTGCAGCAGGTCGATTGCCGGCTGAATGATGGCTTTGGCCCCGGCGTCGCCTGCGGCACTGCGGCGTTGTGCATCTTCCAGGCGCTCCATGTCGCCCACCAGCTTCTCCATGCTGGCGATGCGCTGGCCCAGGCGATCGTCGCTCACGCGGCCCTGGTTCGATTCCTGCGCGCGCAACTCCATCAGGTCATTGCGGGCGTTCAGCAGGGTGTAGCCCGGCTCTCCGGGCTGCGTGCGGCGTGGCGCAGCGGTTGCAGGTGCAGGTGCAGGCGCCTGCATGTTGCCTGCATCTGCGGCCTGTGGTACGGGCGACAGGCGCGCGCGCGTCTTGGCCGGGTCGCGCACCCAAGCCTTGAATTCGTCCTGCGTCATCTGCGTGATGCCGCTCAGGCCGGTCCAGCCCGGGGCGTAGTTGCGCAGGTAGGTGTCGCGCGCCTCGGCCTCGCTGGCCGTGCCCATGATGACCTTGTGCTCATCGTAAGAGCCGTCGGCGTTCACCTGGTCGACCACGAACACCGGCAGGGCCGGGTCTTCGGCGCGGTCGGTCATGAAAACGTCCACATGGTCCTTGTCGGCGCCCACGCTGCCACGGATGTAGCCGTAGTGGTCCTTCAGCTCGGGCCACTCGGGGCGGCGGCGCGTGCCGGCCGGGTTCTCGATGCTGATGTCCAGGCCGTTGACGCGGGCGTGCCCCTTCTTGTAGTTCCCGGCTTCCTTCTGCGCGTCGGTGGGCTCGGGCAGGTCGTTCAGCGGGCTGGTCGCGGCTTCTGCAGCGGCGGCCTCCACCACGGGCGCGGCCGCGCGCGGCTCCACCAGGTCGGCGATTGCCGTGCGCTCGCGCTGGCTCAGCGTGTCCCAGTTCAGCCGGTGCAGGTTCTTGCGGCGGGCAACGTTCGGGATCAGGTCGGCCAGGCGCGCGGCAACACCCTGCCGGTCGGTGGTGGGCATGCGCGTCCAGGCTTCTCCTGCGGCGGTTGCGCGCGCAGCATCATCCGGCGCTCCTTGCGGGCCTGGCGCTGGCGCTTCTTGCGCTCCAGCGTTCGCAGTCGGGGTGCCATCGGTCAGTGCCCGAACTGCTGGTGCGCCATCAATGGCTGCGCCTGCTGCTGGGCTTGCTGGTTGAGGCTCGCCTTGCGCAGCTCCTGCGGGTTCTTGCGCTGCTCGGCCTTGCGCTTGTTGCGCGCTTCCTTGCTGGGCTTGATCGGCTTCGTTGGCACTGGATTCTCCTGTGGTGGATTGCTCTTTTAGGCCGGCAATGCGTCGGCGCATCAACTCCTTGCGCAGTTCGGTGCGCACCTTGGGGTTCTGGGCGCTGCGGTAGGTGTCCGAAAGTTGCTGCGCGGTCCAGTTCTGGATGGTTTCTGGCTCCAGAAGCTCGCCGGTGGTCATGTCGATGCGCTTCTGTCCAGCCACGGCGGAACGCTCGCGGTCGCGCTCGGCGGTCTGCTGCTGCTTCAGCGCGGCCTGGGCCTGCTTGTCCTGCTCCTTGACGGCCTGCTCGGCACCTGCAGCGGCTTCCTCCTGCTGCTGGGCGGCCTGGGCCTGCTGCTGCATGCCGTCGGTCACGCCGGTGTCCACGGCAAGCGCGGCGGCGGCCGACATCGTGCCAGCGGCGGGGTCCAGGCCCATGCGCACCGATGGTGGCACGTCGGCGCCGGTGGATTGCAGGATTTCGTCGTCCGGCGTGGTCACGGCGCGGCTGGCGTCGATTCCTGCTTGGCGCTCGGCCTCGGCGGCTGCGGTCTGTTGCGCCAGCGCGGCGGCGCCGTCGGGCGGCGTGGTCTGCGGCACGGCGGCCTCGCCACCCTCCTGCTGCTCAAGCTCGCTCAGGCGGGCCAGGAAGGCCTGGCGCACGCGCTCGGTGCCGGCGTTCGCCTGGGCCTGCTGCGCCTGTTCGCCGGCCGCGCGCTCGCCCTGCGCACGCGCAATGTCCTCCGCGTTGGCGCTGGGGCGCGTCGCGGCGCTGTAGCCGGCTGCACCGCCGCCCATGGCGCCACCGGTCAGGATGCCCATCACGGCGGCTGCGTCCACGTCCTGCAGCCAGTCCTTTTCGAGCGCCAGGTTCTGGAAAATCTGCTCGGCCATCGACTGCGGCAGTTCTTCCAGCAGGCCTTCGGCGACAGCGCCCTCCACCACAGAGCGCGGGATGCTCTTGGCGGCCTTCTGCGTCAGCGGATTGGTCGCGGCGCGCGCGGCGTCGTCGGCGTTCTGGCGGGCCACGCCCGTGGCGCCCTGCGCCAGCATGGTGTCCACGTCGCCAAGGCCCATGCGGCGAGCGGCGGCGCCACCTGCAGCGCCCAGCACGGAAGTGGCTGCGCCCGTGGCGCCCGCCAGCGCGGCCTGCGTGGGGGTCAGCCGGCCATCCTCGGTTTCCTGGCGGATCTGCTCGGCAGAAGAACCTGCGGCCACCACGCCCTCGCCCAGCGCGCCAGCCACCACCGGGCCCACCTTGGACAGCGCCTGGATGCCGCGCGCGGCTACGCCACCAGCGAGCATGCTGGGCACGGACTCGCCGATGCCGCGCGCGATCATGCTGGGGTTCTGGATGGCCACCTTGGCCTTGTCGATGAAACCGTCGGCCTTCTGGAAATCCTCGTTCTGCTGCTTGGTGGCTTCGCTGTCCAGCATCTCGCTGACGGCTTCGCGCGCCTGCTTGGGGCGGAAGCCAACGGCGCCGTCTTTGTTCTCCAGGAACTGGCCAACGGCGCCGCCCGTGGGGATGTCGGCAATGCCGACGATGGCCTCGGGCACGCCGATGGCGCCGCGAATGGCAGTAGCGGCTGCGTCGCCCACCCAGCCTTTCAATCCTCGGGCCGGTGGGTCTTGGCGTACTTCTTTATCGCCGGTGCCCCAACTCTCGGTTGGTGCTGGCTTATCGTTTTCGCCCCAGGTTTCTGCCATTTTCTATCCCTTGATTTTGATCTTCCCGTCGGGGCCGACGTATTGGGTACCCTTGGGCAGCGCATCGTATTCTGCCTTGGAAGCCGGCCGGGCGGCACCCCCTTGCGGGGCGGCGGGGGCGTTTTGCCCCACGATTTCGCCGGTTTGGTTGTTCAGCACCATGGACGGGCGCGTGAAAGCCACACCCTGCGGGCTGACTTCCTGGCCGCCAGGCACCACCGTGAAGCGGTTGGCCGCCTCGGCCTTGCCGCCGATGGCGCGCAGCGAGCTTTCCGCCTGCTTGCGCTGCTCGGGCGTCGCCTCCGGGTCCAGCAGCACATTGCGCAACTGCTGCAGTTGCTGGGCGCCGGTGGTGGACACGTCGCGCGCAGCGTTCTCGCTGGCTGCGCGGCTGGCTTCCACGTTCAGGCGGGCACGGTCAACTGCCAGGCCGCGGGCCGCGCGCGTGTTGGCGCCGCCCTGCTGGATGTTCTCGCGGTCAATGCCGCCCTGCTGCTGCAGTTGCTCGCGCTGCAGGTTGGCGTTGGCGTCCATCGCGGCACGGTCCAGCACGGGCTGGGCGCCGCGCGCGGCCAGATCAGCCGCCTGCGCGTTCTTGAGAGCGGCCTGCGCGGCGTTGTTGCCCTTGGTGGGGTCGAACCGGCCGCCGTTGTTGGTGATGCTGGCGGCGGTCACCTCCAGGTTGCGCATGTCGTTGCGCGCCTGCCAGTTGTTGCCCGTGTTTGGCACGGTGCCGGCCTGCACACCAGGGATGCCGCGCGCGGCGGGGGCGGCGGCCACCCGGCCAGCCGACTCGGCCTGCGAGCGATCGGCCAGCGCCTGGGCGGCGGCGTTGTTCTGCGCGCTGGGCAGGCCACGCGGCGCAGCGCCAGCGGCTGCAGCGGCCGGGGAGTCGCCGTAGCTGTTGCCCTGGCGGTACACGCCCGGGGCGACCTGCTGGTCCACCACGGGCAGATCGCCGGGGCGCACGCCGTCCAGGCCCACGGGGCCGGGCGGTACCGCGCTCTTCACGGCCATGGGCGCCGACACGGGTTGGGTATCCGCTGGCGCTACCTGTGGCGATGGCGCCGTTGGGGAAGTAGCAGCAGGCGATGCTGCGGCAGGCTGCTGCATGCGCGCCTGGTCGGTGAACGGCGTCATGCTCGACGGGTCCACACCTTGCGGCACCAGGCCGGGGCTGATGTAGGGGGCGTTCACACCGGCCGCGCGCAGCCCGCGCACCACGGTGCTGTCAATGGCGCCAGCCACCCCACGGATGGGCAGCGATGCGATATCGGCGACAGCGCGACCAGCATTGCCAGCGGCGTCCATCACGCTCTGTCCAGCGCCTGCGATTGCGGCACGGTCGGCCCGCGCCTGTGGGTCGGTATCCAGAACCGACGGCGCGCCGGGCTGCACTACTGGCGGCGCGGCAGCGGCCGTCGGGTTGCCGTTCGCGTCCAGCGCCGTCGCGCCAGCACCGGCCCCGCCAGCAGCGCGCAGGCCTGCAGCGGCCACATTGGCCTGGGCGCCCTGCTGTAGCGCTACGTTTGCAGCGGGCAGCACCGGCGTGGCTGAATTCGTCAGGCGAGGAATGGTGTTGGCGAAGGCGGTGGCGTTCGGGCCAGCGCCAGCGATGAAGTCGGCAGCAGGCGCGGCGGCAGCGCGCACTGGGGCGGCCAGTGTCTGGTAGGCGCCAGGAAGGCCGCGTGCAGCTTCGGCCGCGCGCAGCGGCACGCTGGCCACCGCGCCCATGCCGCCCATGGCATTCAGTGCGTTGTTTGCGTTGCGGCTGAACTCGGTCGTGTCCCGGCCATCGGCAGCAGGAGCCACCTGGCCGCCCACGGGGATCTGTGCGAGCTGCGCGCGGCGCAGGCGCTCTTCCTCGGTCACGGCGCCGCCCTCGGCGAAGAACATGCGGGTGTCGTCCTGCTGGCCGCCAGGGATGTTGGCCGGCATGCCGCGCGCGACGGGCGTGTGCGTTGCGCCCTTGAGCGCGTCCAGCGCCTGCGCGCCGATCGCGTGCACGTCCTCGGGGGTCAGCTTCGTTTCACCGTTGCTCAGTTGCACGGGCACCTTCTTGCCCATGGGCAGCCCACGCGGCGCGCCACCGGCGCCGGCCTGCATCTGGTTCAGCATGGCATTGGTCTGCGGGCCCACGGTCTTGGCCGTGGTGTCTGCCGGCAGCACGTAGCTGCCCTCGCGCATTTCGTCGGGGATGTCGTCGCTGGTGCCGGTGCCGGGCCCGTGGACGATGCCGCCGTTCTTCAGACCCAGTGCCTTCTCGCGGCGCTGCGTGGCACCCATGCCGCTGTAGTCGGAGACTGCTGGCGCGGGTGCTGGCGCTGGCGCGGCCGCAGGGGCAGGCGTCGATGCTGGCTTCGCGGCTGCATCGGCCGCCTGGCTGGCCTTGTAGGCCGCGATACGGGCATTGCGCTCTTCGTCCATGCCGAAAGCGCGCTTGAGGCCCTGCACCAGGCCGCCACCGGCAAGATGCTGGCGGGGCTGGGCGGTCTTGTGGAGATTGAGTCCGCGCATGGCGATTCCTTCTGTTCGTTGCGCGCCAGTGTCTGCTGTCCTGGCGCTGTGCCCAAGCCCTATGCGGGCTAGAGGGTCTGCGTGAGCGATGCGCTGCCGCTGATGGATGCCGATGCACCGACCATCGCCCAGGCGCTGGCCAGCCGCTGGCTGCTGGTGGTGTATTCGACCTGGGCGGCCTGCAGCTTCGCGTCGTTGGCGTGCTCCACGGCCTGGGCGTTGGCGCGCGCCGCGGTGAACGTGATGTTCTGGCCGGCCTGGTACTGGGAGATGTTCGCCTCCCACAGGCGCGTCAGGCTCTGGGCCTTGGCCTCGATGGCCCGCGCGCCCATGCTGTAGCCGTTCACGATCACGTTGGACGTGCGCGCAGCGGCCTCCACCTGGGCCGATGCGGCATTGAGGCGGGAATTCCAGCCCGTCCACTCCAGTTGCTTGGCGCTGATGAGGGCCTGGTAGTTCGCCACGCTGGCGCGGGCCAGGTCGGCCTGGGCGCTGGCGCGGATGCCGAAGGCCTTCACCTCTTCGCCATAGACCTCCATGCGCGTCTTCTCGCCCTCGAGCTGCACCTTGAACAGCTCGCCCTTGGCCTGCTCGGCGTTGATGGTGGCCACGAAGGCGCGGATCTGCTCGGCGCCGGCCTGCACGCGGGTGCGCTCCAGCTCCACCAGGGTCTGGGCGGCGCTCACGCGGGCTTTGTAGATTTCCACCGAAGCCATGGACGCATCCACCTCGGCTTTGTACCGGTCTACCAACGACTTGTTGATGTCGGCCTTGGTCTTTTCGGCATCCAGCAGGGCCTTGAACACCTCCACCTTGTTCATCTCGGCGCGGATCAGCGTCTCGTACACGCTCGCGTAACTGCGGTAGCCGTCCAGCAGCGCCTTGAAGCGCTCGATGGACAGGTTTACCACCTGGATGGCGTTGGCGGCCGTCTCCTTGGCAATCTCGAAGCCCAGCAGCTCCAGCTTGTAGGCGTTGTCCATCAGCGTGGTTTCGAGCTGGATGGCGGCCTGCACGGCGTTCTGCGCGTTGGTCTGCTCCAGCTTCGCCTGCTCGATCGCCACCTCGCGCGAATTCTGGGCGGCCTCGGCCAGGGCCTGGCGCCGGGCGTCGAACTGCTGGCCAGCCATCACGCCATTGGGCAGCGGGAAGCCCAGGGCCTCGTTCGCGCGCAGGATGTCCTGCTCACCAGATACCAGCAGGGCGGTCAAGCGGTCCAGGTTGCGGCCCCAAATTTGCTCTTCCACCGCCTTGGTGATGCCGGTACCGCCGTGGATGAACTGGTTCAGGCGGGCCTTGACGGCCTCCAGGAGCTGGCTGCCGTACTGCGCCCCGGGCATGTAGGTGAACGGCGTCGGCTCCACCAGGTCCAGCGTGGGCACGTCGTCCAGCTTGTCCAGCCATTCCTCGTGCATGTCCACGCCGCCGAAGGTGACGGTCTGCAGCGCCAGGAAGCTCGGGGCGTCAGGCAGCGTGATGACCGGCGCATCCGGGATGGCCACGTCGCGCACCTCGGGCAGCACGGGCGCCGTGCCGATCACCAGCGTGGGCGCCACGGGGATGTTCAGCACCGGGGCCGTGCCAGTGAAGTCCACCAGCTCGAGCTGTGGCAACGTGGCGTCCAGCGGCGCGGGCAGTCCGCCCGGGATTTCCAGGGCGATGGTCGGCAGGTTGGGAACCTCGGTCACATCGGGCAGCGTGGGCGCCGGCACCATCTCGAACTTGGCGCTGATCTGCTCGGGCGCATACACGGCGTCGCGGAAGGCTTGCGCGGTCTTGGCCACCTCGGCCACGGCCGCGCTGGTCTGCACAAGGGACAAGTCCCATTTTTCGTTGACAATCTCTGCTGCGCTGCTGGTTGCGTCGGCCATGATTTAGACCCTCCGGGAAGTCGATTGCAAGGTTTGCACCTCGATGCGGTCCAATTTGAACATCTGACCTGCTGGATTGCTCAGCCCGAAGCCCATGTAGTTCTGGCGGATGCCTTTGCCCACCTCGCAGCGGGTCTGGCCACTCTTGCTCAGGCCGAATGTGTAGCTCCACACCACGGGCGGCTCGCCGTAGACCGTGAAGCGCATGCACCCGCCGCCCTTGATCGACACGTACACCATGGCGATGTGCTTTTTCAGCGTGTTCTCGTCGCGCAGGGTGGGGGGCAGGCGGATGTCGGCCACGATGGGCAGGCCGGCATCGGTGTCGCCGCCCAGGGCGAACAGGCCGGCCGCGCTGCCGCCGTGCGTGGGGGTGATGCTCTGAAAGCCGTGCCGGGAGTATTCGGTCACGGCGCCGTTCAGGGTGTTGCAAACGATGGCGTTCATGGTGGTTCCTTACACGGTCAGGATGACGCTGTTGCTGGTGGCCCGGACATGGGTGCCTGCGGGGATGTCCAGTATGGTGCTCAGCAGCCGGCCGCCAGTGTCATCGAAGATGAAAATCCAGCTCTTGTCGGGCACCTTGTCGTCGCCATAGACCTCCTGCACGTTGATCAGCAGGGCGCCGCTGCGCGCATCGCCGGCCAGGAAGAACTGGTATGCCGCGCCGCTTTCCGGCTCCACCACCACCGACAGCAGCTCCTGGCCCTTGCACACGACCTTGAATGTGGTGCTGACCTCGGTGTCGTCGCGCGTGAAGTCCTGCACGGCCTCTCCATCTTCTGCGACCCAGGTCCATTCCTGCGAGCGCAGGTTCTTGTTGTCGTAGTAGATGGCGATGCCCAGCTCGCCGTCCTCGAAAATGAAGCCCTTGGCGCCGGTGTCTCGGTACGAATGACCGCCGCCTGTCACGGTGAAAGGGCCATCGGTCAGAGCGTGCGTCTCGCGGTAGTCCAGGTCATCAATCACGCTGATGGTCCCGAAAGTGCCGGTCACGTTGTGGTTTGAGCGCGAGGAAAAAATGACATCGTTTTGGAATCGGCCGCCCGTGTCGTTAACCTCCACCACCACCTGCTGGTTGAACTGCTCGGCATAGGAGCTGGCCACCGTGCGGCGCCGGAACTCCGATCCGTCATCGGGCCTGCCGCGTCGGTCGAAGATGTAGGAATCAGGGGCGTACTCGTAGACGGTGTAATCCCCGCGCTCGGATGGGTTGGACCCGGCCGGCCCATCGATCGCCACGGTGCTGCCGTAGGGCGCGCTGCCGTCGCCGGCCCCGAAGATCGTCCAGCCCTGCGTGGTGTATCCGACCTGGCCGGGAGTGCCCGATGTCTCTTCCCTCTGTGACAGGTTCCAGTAGAACCCCACCACGCGGTTCGCTGGCAGCGTATTGACCAACGCCACCGACAAGCTGTTGGGCGTGAACGCGAAATCGAAGAAGGAATACGGGCCGGTCGACCCGGAAGCCCGCGCGCCGGTGCCGGCTTCGTTCAGCGTGATGGAAAAGGGGTCGATGAATTGGCCATCGGGCACCTTGTAGGTGTCCACCAGCTCGCCCACCGTCTCGTTCTCCGCAGGGCGATCGCCCACATACAGGTCATAGTGGTAGCCGAATTCCGGGCCGGGGTCTTCCTCGAAGCGCGCCACCAGGTGCATGTGCTTTGTGACTTCGCCGGACCGGTACACGAACGGCAGCGGGTTGTCGCGCGAGCGCCCCACCTGTTTGTCCAGGCGGTACACAGGCGCATTGGTGCCAGGCAGCTCGTGTGCGTAGGCAATACCGTTCACGGTGTTGCGCCCACGGAAGAGCGCTACGTCGATATCGGCCTTGCCGCCGATGCCGGTGTAGAACAGCTTGAACGTGCCCGACGTGTTCACCGCCTTGCCGCCGCTGTAGCCCGGCACCTTGCGCACCTTCCATTTCCCATTGGACAGCCGCGTGCCGCCCCTCACCTGGGGCGTGAGTATGTAGGGCTGCGGCACTGTCTCGCCATCGTCGTTCACACGGGTGTGGCCGGGGATCAAGCTGCCGTCCAGGTAGGTGAATGAGATGCCGATGCCGCCCAGCCAGTCTTCCTCGCTGCCCTCTGGCCAGATTTGCATGATGGTCTGCGGGCCCACCACGGCGATGCGGTACCGCGTGCCGTCGGGCAGCTCGCCGGCCACCACCTGGTTGGTGTATTGCGCCAGGCGTGCGCCCATCTGGAATTTGGCGAAGGCCTGCTGGGTCATGGCCAGTTGCTCGGGCGTTGCCTCGCCGCCCTCGATGCGTAATGCCGGTGGCGCCTGCGGGGGCACGTTCTTGCCGACGGGCCCGAAAGAGAAGGGGTTCCAGATCCTCATTGCGGAATGGCGATGTACTGGGGGATGTCATCCACCAGGCGGAAGGTGGCGCACACCTCGGTGGCGTCGGTGCGGTACCGCTTGCTGGTCAGGCTGGAAACGCTGCCGCCACTGAAGCCGGCCACGATTTCGCCGCCTGCGATGCACAGCATGGCCGTGCCGCCGCCGCTGCCGTCGCCCATGCGCACCTGGTCGCCCGGCGCCTGCACGCCGCTGCCTGGCACCACGGGGCCCTGGCGCGTGGGCCGGTAGCCCAGGCCTTCCCAGGTCGTGCCGCCCAGCCAGATCAGATCCTCGGGGGTGCCCACGTAGATGCCATCATCCACCGCTTGCAGCATGGTGAGCAGGGCCGACATCTGTTTGAACAGGCGCCACTCAGACAGGTGCGGATTGCCCGGCCGGCTGGCCCAGATCGTGTTGCCCACGGCCACCAGCAGGCGCCCGCGCCAGAACGCGGTGTACGTGCCCACGGGGAACATCTGCGTGCCGGTCGTGCGGCATGGCAGCAGGGTGATGTCGGAATTCTTGCCGCCCCACTCGAAGTTGCCGGTGGTGGTGCTGCCAATCAGCATGCACTCCTTGCCGTTCTCGGTGGTCAGGTAGATCAGCACCTCATGGCCATCGCGCTCGGTCAGTCCGTCCAGGCGGAAGCCGCCATTGGTGACGGTGAACGGGCCGGACAGGATGGATGGGCTTTCCACCCCGTCGGCCAGGCGCCGCATGGTGAGCTCGTATCGGTAGCTGCCCGGGTTGAGCTGGCCAAAGGCATCATCGGTCGCGCCCAGGCTGTCGGGCGGGCGCACGCTGTGCTCGCGCCCCACCAGGCCATCGGTGATGCCGTTTTGGGAGCCGTTCGTGAAGGTGGTGCGGCCGTCGGGCAGGTCGCAATACCAGATGCGGCTGGAACCCATCGCCGGGTGGATGACATGCTGCGCGCCGCCCGGGTGGATGGCGATCAGCGCGTCGCCGGTAGTCGCCAGCTGGAAGCCCTTGGCGGGGTAGCCGTGGGCGTTGTGCAGGTTCTTGTGGCAGGTGTCGTCTTCCTCGGTAAAGCCGCCGCGGCGGCGCACCTCGCCCGTCAGGCCGATGTCCACGTCCTTGGCCACCAGCATGTCGCTGCCGCCCAGGCGGTGCTCGGGCAGCACGTTGTTGATGCCTGAAAATTCCTCGAAGGTCAGCATGCGTTGCCCCGGTTGACAGAAAGACCGCCCATCTTCAGGGCGAAATGCTGGCGTGCGCGCAGCCCGATGGTGGGCGCTGCGCCCAGGCCGCCCAGCTTGAGCGGGGTGTAGCCGCCAGCAGTCAGCGTGATGCCCTCCACCTCAATGGTGGGGGCGCCATGCCGGCCCAGCACCAGGCCGCCGATGGTGATACCGACGGCGGTGCTGACGCCGCCCATTTTCAGGGCGCTCGCGCCGCCTGCTGCCAACGTGACCTGCACCGTGCCCAGGCCTCCCAGCAACAGCGCCGTGTCGCCGCCCGCCGTGATGCCCACGCGCGTGCTCAGGCCGCCCATCTTCAGCGCCACCTTGTCGCCTGCCGTGAGCGCCAGGCTTCCAGCGCTCAGCGTGAAGGGCCCCAGCACCAATGGCCGGTGGCCCAGGGCCTGCAGGGTGGTGTCGCTCGGGAGGATGGCGCCCGCGCTGATGGAGTGGAACCCGTTGCGCCCCAGCACCAGGCTGGGCAGGCCGATGGAGATGTCCTCGCCATTGGTCAGCGTGAACGGGCCCATCTTCAGCGCTGGGTCCGCGTCCGCCTGGGCGATGGTCATCTTTGCGGTGTGCACGCCGCCCGTCGTCAGCACCAGTCCAGCAAGAACGATGTCCATGTTCAGCATCAGGTTGTGGGTGCCAGTGCTGGCCAGTTGCAGGCCGGCGAAGGAAAGCGATGTGCCAATGCGCATCGGTCCCATCACCAGGGCGACATCGCCGGCCACGGCCAAGCCGTTCGCGGCAGTGTGGATGCCGCCAAGCGTCAGGACCAGGCCGCCCACACCGTCCTCGATGCTGGCGTTGAGGGCCGCCCCGTTGAGTACGGTGAAGTTCATGTGGTTCCTCAGTAGCCGGGGTCAGCCTCGATGAAGATGCCCTTCCAGTACAGGAAGCCCAGGCAGCGGCCACCAGCGGCTGCAGTGTCCACGCTGATGCGCAGGCCCTCGCCGCTGACCAGCGCGCCACCCGTCGTCAGCGGGATGCGGTGCACGGTGCCATCGCCAGTGATCTGGCTCAGCGTCACGCCGTTGGCGAAGCGCGTGGTGTCCGCCTCGGTGCCGATGTCCACCACGGGCGGGCTGCTGGCGTCGTACTTGTAGGCCACGAAGCCCACCTCGGTGATGAGGATGTCGCGCAGGTCACCCGTGGTGATGTCCACGGGCTTGAGCGTGGGGTACCAGTTGCCGTTGGCCACCACCGTGGCGCCCGCGTTGTTCCAGGTCGGCTCGGTGCTGCCCGCGTTGGAGCTGTTGTTCTCGATGCTGGTGATGTCCAGCCAGTATTGGTAGCCGTCTGGCGTGGTGGGCTCGACCACGGCGCCGCGGTAGTAGGCGCCATCTGGCACCCAGTCCGGGGCCGTGCCCAGGTCCATCGGAAGGCTGCGGCCCACCGACTCGAAGGCCATATTGCGGTCGAAGGCCCCGCTGGCGGCGCTGCTGAAGGACCGCATGTGCTGCAGCGTGGACCAGCCGCCCAGCACCACGCCGTCAACGATGCGCGAGCGCCCGGCCAGCACCAGGGAATTGCTGCCCCGCGTGTCGTCGTCCATCTCGCCAGCGCCCAGGATGAAGGACCGGCCCGTGCCCGCCGAGTCGTCAAAGCGCATTAGGCTGGTGTCGGGATGGCGCTGCGGCACCCAAGCCATTGCGCCGGCCGTGAGTCGGGCAGAGATTTGCGTGCCATCGCCCCAGGCTTGCGCCGTGCCCTCCACACCGCGTTCGACGGTAAAGGTCAGCCCGGTCACGTCGGTGATTTTGACCACCTCGTAGTTGCCTGGGTCGGAAAGGTCCACCAGCGTGGCCAATTGCCAGTTGCTGGCGCTGGCCGCACCGCTGAACCCATCCACCGTGCCCTCGCGCGTGGGGTCGCCGGTGACAGTGATGGTGGTCTGCGAGCCGTCGATACCGCCGTCCAGCGTGGTCGCTGCGTTGTTGAAGTAGAGCTGCACGGCGGCTCCTTACGGCACCAAGCTGACGATCTTGGCCGCGCCGTTGGACCACTGCAGCAGGATGCCCGCGCCGTTGGTGGCCAGCGGCAAGCCCACCACGTCAGTGAAGCGCATCAGCAGGGGGCTGGTGCTCGGTGTGCCGGTGTGCTTGTAGATCACCACGCTGCCGATGGTGCTGCCAGATGCGATGGTGCCGAAATCGGCGTCGGCCGCATCGAACACACCGTTGGTCACGCTCTTGCTGCTGAGCGCCACAGCAGAGCCGACGATGCTGGCGATATCGTCCAGGAAGTCGTGCGCAGCGTCGTACACGTAAGAGCTGGGCACCAGGATGGCGCGGATATCGTCCGTGGCCATGTTGATGGCGGCCGACCACACCTTTTCTGCGCCCTTAGGGTAGAAAGGCGCGTCCAGGTGCACGATCTTGTCGGCCCCGTTGTTCCAAGGGATGTTGACGTTGCCGCCGTTGGCCACCAGGGGCAGGCCGCTGCCGGTGTCGAAATAGAACAGTACAGGGCTGGTGCTGGTGTTTCCGGTGTCGATGGCGATGCCGACGGCCTTGATAGTGCCAGAGGCGATGGCGCCGAAATCCACGTCGTCGGCGTCGAAAATGCCGTTCGTGATGGACTTGCTCGCCAGGGTCTGTGCGGTGCCGATGGTGGTGCCCCAGTCGGCCACATACTGGTCGGTGCCGTCGTAGGTGTAGGAGTTGGCGATCAGGTAGGCTTTGACGGTGGCGCTGGGCAGGTTCACGCCGGCACTCAGTGCGGCCTGCATGCCCAGCGGGTAGGAAGTGTTGGACATGGTGGTCTGCTCCTAAACGATAGATTGGGTGGTGTGGTGGGGAACGTCGATGCGCGTGGTGCGGCGCAGGTCAGCGTCTACCGGCAGCCCGAAGTGGGCAGTGAACTCCCGGTTCGCCTTCTCGGAGCGGTCAGGGTCGAACAGGTCGCTGTCGGGCACGCCGAAGGCACGGTGGAGGGCCCACTGCACCAGGTAGCGGTGGTGGGCCCGGTGGATCTCTGGCACGTCGGTATCGTCCACCATGGGCGCCAGCGGCATGCGGTAGCACTCCAGCACCACCTGGTCATCCAGCTCGCTGTAGCCCGCGATGCGGATGCTGGTGTCGTCCTGGATCACGAACTGGGCCGGGATGCGCCCGCGGGTGTCCCAGTCGCGCCAGCCGCAGTCGTAGGCGTCCAGCCACTCGCGCGTGCGCAGCTCCAGGTCACGGCGCGGCATGCCGTTGCCCGGCAGCAGGCCGATGTTGATGATTTCGTACACGCTCGGGTGCAGCGCGTAGGTGTGAGTGCCCACGGTCAGCGGGATGCGGCATACCTCTGCAAGGGACTCTTCGCGGATCAGGCGCGCCCGCACGCAGGCCTCGTCCTGTGCTTCGTTGAGCCATTCCTTCAGGTCTTCGTCCAGGGTGAGCAGATCGGTCTGCCCATTGCCCTTGTACTTGTCCCTGGAAAGCGCGCGGAAGCTGCGAATAAGTTCTTCGAGGTTCATGCCGCAACTCGCTTAGATGATGCCTTGGGCGTCCACCAGGCTCTTGGCGTGCGCGCGCAGGTCAGGAACGGTGCGCTTGGAGTCCACCACTTCCTTGTAGTTGTCCTTGATGAAGTCCAGCAGCTCGGCCTTCTTCAAGCCGTCGATCAGGTTGTGCTGCTCGAAGATGGCATCTTCGCGCTTGCGGCGCTCGTCCTCCAGGCGCTGCTGCTCGGCCAGCTTGGCGTCGGTGTCTTCCTGCTCCTTGGCCTTCAACTCGTCCTTGAGCTGCTTTTCCGACTTCTTGGCGTTGTCATCGGCCAGCTTGGCGGCGGCCTTGGCGGCTTCAGTCTCGCCCTTCGATTCCTCGAAGCAGTCGGTGTGCAGCAGGAAGCGCGCGGCCAGGGCGGCCGGCACCGTGCGGGACTGGCCCGGCACAAAGTCCAGGTTGGAACCGTAGTTGCGGTCCACAAACGGGTCTTCCTTGCCGATGTAGGTCACGTCGCGGTGCGTGGGGTGCTTGTTCGTCACGGTCATGATGCTCTCCTGTAGATGCGAAAAGGGGCGGGCCCATTGCTGGTGCCCGCCCACATTCTCCAGCCGATTACTTCGGACCGAAGCGCTCGCCGGTGACGATGAAGTCCAGGCGGCCGACGGATGCGTGCGCAGCGCCGCTCGAGGTGAGCACCAGCAGCGCTTCGCGCGCCAGCTTCACGGGCGGGTTCGTGGTGGCGTTGCGCAGGCGACCAACAGCGTTCGTCACCAGGGCGGAGCCGAAATAGTCGTCGTCGTTGGGCACGGTGGTGTCGTTCAGGCCGTCGGCGTAGCGGAAGCCGATTTTGGCCACCGTTGCGGCCGTGAAGGCGTCGGACACGATCAGCAGGGAGTCATGCAGCGTCATGCCCTGCGGCAGCACGCCCAGGATCACTTCGTCGCCGTCGGCGATCGCAGTGGTCGAGTCGGAACCCACGACTGCACCGGAGCTGTTGGTCAGCATGGTGTAGACGTAGTTCGTGACGTTGCCGTACAGCGCCATGCCGATGCCGCCGAACTGCTGGATGTTCATGCCCTGAATGGTTTTGGTTGCCATGGTGGCCTCCTAAATTTCGTTGATGTGGAAGCGTGGAGCCGGGCGGACCCGGCCCCTGGCAATTAGCCGCGCGCCTTGATGATCTTCACCGCCGTGTCGAGCACCGTCACACCGTGGTCGGTGATGATGGGTGCCGACTCGCCAGCGTCGACCGCGAAGCGCACCTTGGACATGCCCAGGATGGCGCCGATCAAGATTTCCATCTTGTCGCCGTGGTCGGCCGTGACTTCGGACCAGAAGAACGGCATGCCGGAATGCTCCGACTTGCCGAAGGCCTGCACCAGCGCCTGGCCGCCCAGCAGAATCGCGCGGTCCACAGCGAAGGTGGTGCCGAACGATGCAGGGATGATCACGCTGGTTTCCGTCTCGGTGGTGTACGAGGCGCAGATTTGCATCGTGTCGCCAGCGTAGAACCGGATCGGCTTGGGCATCTTCACGATCAGAATGCCGTTCCACAGGCCCACGTCGCCCAGGAAGAGCGGGTGATCCTTGGCCAGGCGGGCACGCTGCATGGCGTTGGCCTGGTAGGTGCGGAAGTTCGGATCGGTGGCGAAGCCGCTGTACTGGGCAGGCGACACCAGGGCCACACGGATGGGGCTGTCGGTGGCGGCCTGGTCGCCGTCGAATTCGACGGGTGGGGGTGGCAGCGTGATCTGGTCCATCCACGAACGCAGGGCGTCCACGATGGTCATGTTGAACAGGTCGGTGGTGGCGATGGTCAGTTCACCGGCGTTGTTCACGGGCTCGCTCACGCTACCGGCCGCGGCCACCAGGTGGCGGTTCTTGGTGGGCGCCTTGACGCGGTTCACCATGATTTCCGCAAAGCGGGGGTGCGAAGCCAGCGGCACGCGCCATTCGATCTTGTTGTCGTGGTAGCCGCGAGCGCCTGCCAGGTGGACCAGGGTGGACTGGTCCAGGTAGTCGTTCATCAGCTGCTGCGCCTTCGGACGGCCCAGGCGGCGCAGGTCGTAAGGCGAGCGGATCTGGGTCATGGTGTTGCCCATGTCCACAGGGAAGCGCGCCTGGTTGATGCGCATCCGGTCTTCGCTGAACGACATACCCACGCCACGGCCTTCAGCGTACTCGCCACCCATGATTGGGTAGCCGCTGATCGGGTTGTCCAGGTGGAAGGTGATTTCGTCACCCTTGTTCTTGGACAGATCCTCGGCGCGCACGATAGGCATCGTGGGCTTGGACTGGCGCTTGACGCCGGCAATGGCGCTTTCGATGGTGGGCATTTTGCCCGTCAGGCGGTTCAGCGTCGTGTTGCGTTGCATCGCAACGTGGAAGACACCTACGGCCTGCTGGATCATCGCGCCGGTCTGGCCGGACGCTACGTTGGTTTTGGTCGCTGGCATGCTGACCTCCTTAGAGCTGCTGGTTCAAAAAGGCCTCGAGCTGCGCGGCGGTCATGTGTTCCGTCGCGTGCATCATCGAAGCACCATCCATTTCTGCGATGCGCTCGTTCGGGGTGTTGGCGTCTGCTCGGCCCCCGGGAATCCCGGTGAGGCTGATAGGCGGGTCAATACCCTTCGGTGCGGTCGCTGCAGCAGCGCTGGCGGGCGCTGCTGCGGTTGGGGTTCCCTTCGGTGCCGCGCTCGATTTCGTGTACGCATTGAGCGTGTCCACAATCTCGGTCGCAGTACCACCAGTCTCGGCGTCGAACTGTGCCCAGATGCCGGCTTGCGCCGCCTTGGGCATGGATTCCACCCAGGCCTTGAACTCCGTGCTCTGCACGATGTCCAGCGCGTTCGGGTGGGCCGCGAAGATTTCGGCTTCGTGGGCATTGGCAGCGGTCTGGGCTTCACGCTGTTGGATGGGGGCCAGCTTGTCGCCGACTACCTTCTCCGCGATCTGGGGAACCAGGCGGTTCACCAGGGTCGTGATGCCCTTGACCATTGCAGCTTCGGAGAAATCCCCGAAAAGCTCAGGGTCCGCACCCTCCGCGATGGCCTCTTCGGCCTTGGCCGTGAGGTTGTCCATCTTGGTGGGAGCTTGCCCCTGCGCCGCGCGCTGCTCTGCCTGTGCGCGCAACGTTGCCAGCTCGGATTGAGCCAGTTGCAACGCTGCAGCCGTATCGTCGCGTTGGCGCCGCGCCTTCTCCAGTTGGTCGAAACCGATGGTGTGCTTGCCGTCCCGCGCCAGGATGGTGGTGTTGGCCGCCGTCTGCTGGTCTTCAGGAATGGCCGCTGCACCGGTGGCTGCGTCCTTCGTGGTCGTGGCTGCGTCGCCCGTCTTCAGTTCGTCCGTGGTGGTCGTGCTGCCTTTGTCGCTCTCACTGCCTGCAGTGGTGCCGGTGGGCCCGGTACCTGGTTCCAAGCCAAGGTGGCTGGTATCGCCCGATTCAGCGAGGCGCATTGCCTCGGCTGCCTGCTCTGCTGTGAGTGCGGCGTCAACACCGCCGTAAAAATCCCCGTTTGTAGTCGGCATGCTTGTCCCGTTTACCACATATCGCCGTGGCCGCAGTGGGTCTGCAATCCGGTTTCGGCCTTTGCAGGCCTAGTCCTTATGCTATTCATTTGGTAGCACAAGGCCACCGGCTTCGCGTCCCGCTCGCGCGTTCTGCTTGGGCTTGAGTGTCTGTAGGACTGGGGCGCGGGTGAAACCCTATACAGGGCGGGCGTAAAAAAGCCACCTCGTGGGTGGCTTTTGGTGCTCAGGGTGTCGGTTCGGGGGTCAGGTCTGCATTCGCTGGCGCTGCGGCCCGCGCTCGATGCGGATCTTGTAGCGGGGCTCGGCATGCACCTGGGCCGCCAGCGCCAACTTCCAGGCGTCATCGCTGGGCACGATGGTGATGGAGCCCAGCACCTGGCCGGCGTCATCACGCACAGTCGTCATGGCTTCGAGCGAGGCGACGGGCGAAGACTGGGAGCCGCCGCCGATGGAATAGGCGGGCGACACCAGCAGGTCGCCCAGGCCGGCATGGTTCACGGTCACGGCATTGGCGGCACCGGCTGCGAGCATTGCGCCCATGGCCACCGCGAGCAGTTTCTTTTTCATCTTGGACTCCAGAAGGATTGAAGGCTCCGACACCTGGGTAGGTGGGAGCCTTCATTCTGCCGCCTGGCGCTGGGCCGGCGAACCCTATGCCGGTTTTTTGAACCGTTTGGCCGGGATGCTCTTGCGTGCGGGACTGGCAGGCTTGGGTTGGGCCTTGGCCGGGTTGACCAGGCGCAGGGCCAGGGCCAGGGGCGGCACGGCAACGGTCACGATGGAGGTGAAAGCCGACCCGGCGCCCTGTTCAAAAACGCAGGTCATCTCGCCGTCCTCGTTCAGTCCCGCGGCCACCATCTTCTGGGTGCCGCCCACGATCGTGACTTCCTGGCCGATCAGGGCGAGCACCTTGGCTTCGTCGCTGTCCTTGTACCCGGCCAGCTTGTGCTCCAGCTCGCTGAAGAGGCTGTAGACGTTGGCCTGCCGCTTCTCCATCTTGGCGCCCAGGCCCATGATTTGGCGCTCGGCGTCGCGCAGGTCGCTCTCGATGCGGGCCACGTTGGCCTGGGCCTGCTGCAGCTTACGCTCTGCGTCCTGCTGCCCAACGATCATGCGGTCACGGTCCTGGATCACCTTGCTCATGATGTTGTTTGTGACCTCGGTCACGCGGGCGGCAGTGGTGGCGGCACGGCGCGGGCTGGCTTCTTGGAACGGGGAGTGGTGGTCATGATGTCCTCGGGGTTGGTGAGGACTCGATGCTACCGGGTATCTCCTGCATTGCACAGGAGGAAATCGTGGGGTGAAGGCGGGAATCGAACCCTGGTCACCCGGTTCACAGCCGGGTACTCTGCCACTGAGCTACCAACACCACTGGAGAGGGAGACAGGGCTTTCACCTGTGTGCGCGGGTTTGCAATCCGCTGCCTGCTCGGCCACACCCTCGAAAACTGGAGTCGCCACCCGGATTTGAACCGGGGTCGGCAGGATGAAACCCTGCTGTCCTGAGCCTCTAGACGATGGCGACACGCCGCGATTATGCCCCAGGCCGCTCCATGCGCTTGCAGGCCCTGCGCGCTGCACGGGCCTCCAGCCACATCCACAGGGCTACAAGCCACAGCTCGATCACGTCGCGCCCCTCGGGCGCCGCGCGTCCACGTAGGTGATGTCCACCGTCACGCGCTTGTCTTGGTGGTCGCGGGACACGTCCAGCACGCGGCCGGTCTGGTCCTTGGTGCAGAAGTCCATGCGGCTGGTGACTTCGCGCAGGGCTTCCTGGATCAGGCCGGAAGGGTCGCCGTACTCGCCAGTTCCATGGACAGTCACGTCGATGGACATGCGGAATTCAGGGGTGTGGCTCATTGGCAGGCCTCGCACGGTGTGTCGCCGATGATGTCGCACGCCTGCTTGCCAGCCAGGAAGTCCTCGGGCTCGGCCACCGGCGCCGGCGCAGGGATGCGGAAGCCCTTGATGCGGCGCAGCAGGGCCACGTTGTAGTTCCACATGGCCGTGCACTGGTCGCGCAGGTCGAAGCGCTCGCCAGCGGGCAGGGCTGCGAATATGCTGGGCGTGCCGTCGGCTGCGGCCGGCTCATTGATGAAGGCCTGCAGGGCGTCCAGCTTCTTCTGCAGCGCCTCCTGTTCGTCCAGCACGCGCTGCTGGTAGGCCGGCACCTCGCGGAAGACGGTTTGCACGTCGCCGGTGGTCACCTCGAGCGTGGTGGTGCCATCCTCGAAGCTCATGGTGTCCGTGCGGCCAGGCTCGGGCGGCAGCTGGTTCAGCGTGCTGAAGGCCAGGGCCATGGCGGCCTCGACCTGCTCCGGGTAGCTCGCCTGCGGGTTGTCGCAGGTCAGGGCCACGGTGATGGCGATCTTGTAGGCGGCGGTCATGGCTGGGCTTCCTTCGCTGGTTCGTGGGCGCGGCAGAAGACGCACATGCGGGTGGTGGAGTAACCCAAGAGGGACGCGCCGAACACATGACCGATGGCACCGCATTGGGCCTGCAGTTCCCGGTACTTGACGCGGCACAGGTCATCGGCTGCCCGACGTGCGGCGGCGCCTGCTGCGTCGACCGCCTCCATGGCATCCACCACCTGCTGGTGGGTCTGAGGGGCCATGGGCGTCTCGAAGGTGACGCCATCGACCACCGTGGCGCCTGCCATGTGGGCCCTGGTGCTCTCGTCCAGGCGCCGGGCGACGAAGCCGCTGAAGCTCTCGCCCATTTCTTTCTCGGTGCTCATGATTCTCCTTACGCGGGCGTGAAGTTGTCCGCAGGGGTTGGGGTTTCAATCCCGCCCATAGCGCTCGGCGCTTGCTGCGGCACGGGCGGGAAGGCGGGACTCGTATTCTGCTCCACGCCGGGCGCTGCGTCACCTGGTGCCGGTGCCATGGCTGCCGCCTGCTGGGCAGCGCCAGCGGTGTCTGCCGCCACAGCGCCGCTGACCGGGGCGGCCAGGGCCAGCTGGTCGAAGTTCGGGTCGACACCGGCCGGCGTGCTCGGCTTGTACCCGTTGTCCTGCAGCAGCTTGTCCGCGATGGGGGCAATCAGCGGGTTCATGGCGAGCTGGCCACCGGCCTGCATGGCAGTGAATGCCGCCGTGATGCCCTCGGTCACGGCCTGCTTCATCATCATCTCCACCTCGGCATCGCTCTTGCGCTCCTTGATGTCCAGTTCCCGGGCCTTCAGCTCGGCACCCGACTTCACCAGGGCCTGGGCCACGGCGTCCTGAATGCGCTTCTCGATCGCCTCGGGATTTTCCTGGGCGCCGGCTGCCTTGAAGGCCTCGATCAGCTCGCGCTTGAATGGCAGATCCATGAGGCTGGCCATGAACGGCATGGCGGCGGCCTGGTACTCGGGCGGCAGGCTCTTGATGGCCTCGGACATGGCCGTGAGCTGCTGGCCACGGAACGTTGGGCTGCTCGGCACGTCCTCCAGGCCCACCATCAGGCGGGTCTTCTGCAGGTCGTTGGACAGGTAGGGCAGGCCGGTTTCAGGGTCCACCTCGGGCTTGTTCAGCACGATGGTGCGCGCGGGCTTCACGCCGTCGTCGCCCTCGATCACAACGGTGGTTTCCTCGCTGCCGATGTCCTGCAGAATCATGGCCAGCAGCAGCTCGCCCACCTGCTTGCGGGCGCGCTTGAAGTTGCCCATCATGTGCGCGAGGGACTGGTTGGCCTGCTCGACCTGGGTTTCCTCCTGAATGCCGCTCGTGGCCGTGCCACGCCGGCCGCTGAAGGCGCCAGCAGCAGCAGGGTTCACGCGCTCGATGGCGTTGCGGGCGTTCTGCAGCATCTCCATCTGCTGCTGGGTGAGCTGGTAGTCCCGCTCCACCTCGAATTTCGCACCAGGGCTGGCCATGTGGGCCGCGTTCAGCACGATATCGGCGTCCAGGCGGCCCACCGTGCGGCGGAACACGTCATCGGGCATGTCCACCGCGCCCTTGGTGCGCACCGTGCGGTAGGCCGCGATCGCCCAGCGCAGCCGGCTGTTGCCGCTGTTGAGCGTGTCCTGCTGGTGCAGCATGTTGCGGATGTAACCGAAGGGCACGCGGGTGCCATCCTCGCGGAAGCCCCACATTGGCACGTAGGGGAAGCTGCGATGGGTGTATGGCGTGGGGCCATCGAACAGGCAGTGCGGGCCCAGCCAGTAGCTGCGGCGGATCTTGGCCACCACGGCGCGCTGGGGCCTGGCCTTGCCCATGCCGACGGCCAGGCGGTGGACCGGGTTCTTCTCGTCGTACTCCACGATGCGCCCGTTCGGGGTCTTCATCACCAGGATGTCCGTCCAGCGGCGGTACCACAGCTCGCTGACGCAAATCTCCTTGCTGTAGCTGTTGTACCAGCGGTCTTCCTGGCGGGTCCACTCGCGCGCCACGTCGAAATGGCGGTTCATGCCCGTGCTGGCGCCGCCGAATTCCATGTCGTTGTACTCGCTCCACCAGTTGATGCCGGCCCGGCCGAATTGGCGGATCAGCTCCTTGTGCTCGGGGAAGACGCGGGCCACGCGCTCGGGCATGAGCCAGCGATTGCGCAGCAGCCAGCGCGCGTCGCTCATGTCGTTCTTGGCGTCGAACGGGAACAGCATCTCGTTCCGGTGGATGTGGTTGCACTCGTAGGGGTAGCCGGACGGGTCGGAGCTGCGGCACACCTCCACCCAGCCGATGCCCACGCCGATCTGCGGGTAGAAGCCCTCGGACAGCGCATCGTCTGCACCGGCGTTGCGCTCGGCCTCGTTCAGCTTGAAGTTCATGGCCTCGGCCGCGTCCTGGCCGCCCGGCTGCCCGTTGGGCGTCACGCGCCAGTCAGTGCGGGTGCTCTCTTCGTAGCCGCGGATGCCCTCGAGCGCGGGGGCGATCAGGTTCTCCATGGATGGGGGGATGCCGGCCTGGGCCTGGGCCTTGAGCAGGGCCGTCTCCATCTGGTTGCCGTCGGCGTAGTCCATCTCCTTGTCGGCCTGCTTGCGCCAGGCGCGGGGCTGGTTGTCGATCTCGTCCAGGATGGCGCGGTACTCGAAGAGCGACAGCGGCACGTCGCCATCAGGCGTGTCCACTGGGTCGATGGCTTCGTTGCTGGTGCTGTAGCTCTTCATGGTGGGCCTCATGCGTAAATGGGTGCGGGTGCCTCGACGTAGCCGCCGCTGCTGCCGATGGATTGGATCATGCCCAGCTCTTTCGCCTGGGCGTACTGGCGCAGCGCGTCGGCGCCCTCGGTGCAGCCATTGGCCTTGTCCGGCTGGTCGATGTAGCGCATCTCGCTCTGGCTGTACTTCTTCTTGTAGCCCTTGATGCGCTCCCAGCCCTGTTTGCACCGGTCGATGTCGAAGTAGGCGCCTTTCAGGTGCTTGCGCGTGGCATAGATGCCCGTCATCAGCTCAGTGATGCGGGGCACGATGAAGCTCTGGTGGCCGGGCAGCAGCGCCATCAGCTGGCTTTGCGTGGTCTTGTTGTAGTCGCTGGTCAGGTGCTGGTGCGCCGCGTCATGGGGCAGGAAGTGGGCGGCATAGGCGTAGCCCTTGTTCAGGAGCATGGTCGCGTAGTGCCGCAGGTCTTCCTCGTGCTCTTCGTAGTAGTCGATGAAGCGGTCCTGCCCGTTCAGCTCCTGCATGAACCAGATGGCGCACCCGTCGCTGTGCCCGATGTCCCAGAAGGTGTAGACCGGCAGGTCCAACACGGGCAGCTCCATGATGCCGCCGCGCTTGAGCACCAGGATCACGTCCTTGGCGTAGTAGTGGCCCTCGGTGGACTGCTGGAACGCTTCCTCGGGGCTCGACGGGTATTCCCGCCACATCAGCTCTTCCTTGCCGGCGAAGTCGTTGCGCAGCTTCTCCACGTACCAGGCGCGCTGGGCCCGGTCGATCTTGCAGTTCTGGGCCACCTCGATGGCCTCGAAATACTTGTGCTGCTCGTCGGTGATGACCACGGCCGACGGGTCCATCTGGTAGCCAGGGTCTTGCCACCAGGCGTAGAAGTGGAAGCGGTACTGGCTCGCGGTGAGGACCACGCGCCCGGTGGCCAGGGCCATGGCGCGCTGGCACATGCGGTAGAACTCGCCGTCCGTGCCCTCGGCGGTGGACTCGATCACCAGGATGCCGCCCGCGGGCACGGCCTGGATGGAGCCGGTGGTCACTTCTTCGGCCTTGGCGGGGAACTTGGCACAAATCTTGCCGAACTCGGACACATGCAGGCGGTGCACGGTCCCGCCGCGCACGCTGGTGGCCACGCGGATGCTGCTGTTGTTGTGGGCAAACAGCAGCTCCTTGGTGCTCGCGCGCGCCAGGGGCATGCGCTCGCGGATCTGCTCGGGCAGGTGGTCGTAGGCGAAGACGATCTTGTCCCGGAAGATGGCCTCGGCCGTCTCGCGGTCCTGGGCGATCATGCCGCAGCGCTGGTTGCCGTTGAACAGGGCATGGTCCAGCCACATGATGGCGATCAGGGTGGTGAAGCCCATCTGCCGGGCCTTGAGGATGATGTTGCGGTTCCACAGGCGCTTGATGAAGCGCTGCTGCGCCCGGTTGGGGCGGAAGGGCATCACCAGCGACTCTTCCTCGCCGATCACCTGGCCGTTCTCGTCCTTGATCGTGTCGCCCTTCACGATGATCTGGTACAGGCAGCCGCTGAACAGGCGCCAGAAGGGGTCGCTCAGGCACTTGGCCAGCTCGGCCGCGTCCTTGGGGATGTTCTCCGGGTGGCTGAGCACCACATGGGGCCCGCGCGCCGGCCGGCCTGCGTTGTGCGCCCAGGCCTTGCCCAGCTGCGCGTCGACCTCGGCGCCGGGCACGGCCTCGATGACTTCCTCGTCCTCGTCCAACTCGCCAGGCTCTGCCACAGGCTGCTTGAGCTTGCGCGTGGGCCGCTGCACCTGCAGCTTCGCCGGGGCGGGCCAGCGTTTAGGCGCCGTTGCCATCGTCGTCTCCCTCTGGCTGCGGCCCGAAGCCGCTGATGGGTGGGGTGTCGGCCGCGCGCTCCGGGTCGTTGGCCACGGGGCGGAAGGTGTTGCCGTTGCCGTTGGCCAGGCTCTGCAGCAGGGCGGTAAGTGGGTCGCCCTTCTGGCGGTTGTCCAGCTCGTAGAGGCCCAAGTGCTTCGCCAGCTTCTCGATGGCATCCATCTTGCTGTGCATCTTGACTTCCACGCCGTCCTTGGTGGTCTTGATGCCGGCATACAGGGCGACGGCAGAAGGACTGAAGTCGCGCGTGTCCTTGAACACGACGTGCAAGCGCCCATCGCCCATGCAGTCGGGGCAATCGTGGTGTGGCGGGCGGTGCGGGTTGTAGCCAATGCCGCCTTCATGGTCGAACTCAGCAGGCAGGCCGCCCTTCTTGGCGTGGTCTTCCATGCGGCGGTTCTGCTCGCCGACGGTGTGCTGTGCGCGGTGCCCTTCGCCCCAGCAATGGCGGCAGCAACCCTTCTTGCCCTCGACCAGCTCACGGGAATCGGCCAGCGCCATCAGGGCGATTTCTCGCAGCACGCGGTCTGCCGTGATGCCCGTGCGCTCCTGCTGCGCCTCTCGCGCTTCCTGTAGGGCAGCGTGTATCTGAGGTTTTTGAAGGTTCTCATAACCAATGGCGGCAGCCGTGTCCGGGCTGTAGCCGGCTCGAATGGCCGCCTGGGTGGCGTTCAGGTCCACCATGTACTCGTCCACGAAACGCTGCTGCTTCGGCGTCAAACCCAGTTGCGGCGCATCTTTCTGCGCTTTTGGGGTGTCGGCCAGGGCGGGCGATGGAGACTTTGCTGCGGCTTTCTTCGCTGGCGCGCGCTTTTTCGGCGCGGGCGGCGGTGGTGGCGCAGGTTTCTTGCGCGGCATCGGGGCTGGTTTTGCCGGGGGCTTGGCCTTTGGTGCGGGCTTCGCCTTGGGCTTGGACGCAGAAGAGCCCGCGGCCTTCTTGGGTGAGGCGGCGGGCTTGGGGGTCTTGCGGGGCTTGCCCGCTGGTGATTGGGCCATGGGTGCGATTGTGGGGCACCGATGGCTGTAGGACTTGCCCTATACGGGTTCAGCGCTTGAGGGCTCGAAT